TTTTAATTTTATCTATTATATTAATATAGAGAAACACTTTTGCTCATATGGAGTAAAGAGCTCTTTCACGCTGGCCAGCAAACCTCTCACTCCTTTCTGATTTATTTAACTACTGTCTCACTCTGCTCCTTATACTGTCTCCCCGCCATCTGCACCAGATAGTGCTGTAAGGCTTCTGCAACGCTGACACGATGCTTGGTACAGTAGCGGTCAATGTAACGCTTAAAGTCCGCATTCTGCTCGTACAGGGCGGTGTAATCAATGGGTTCCATCTGCGTCACACCTCCTCCGGCTTCTCGCACCGCTCAAATTCGATAACCCAAACGTAGGGGCTTGCATCCCATCCGTATCTGTCAAGGTCGGATTTCTTGACGACAGAATCCCATAATCTCTGAAACAAGAGAAACAATTCAGAGATGAAATCAAATTTACTAGCGTATTCCTTCTGATCTACCTCAATTCCTTCTTTCTGTATGCTGGCTCCAGTAATCTCCTGTAACCGCTCCACCCTCACATCCGTAACCCGTAGCCAGATACGTGCCGCTTCTTTTGGCATGTGGATGGATGGGTGCCACCTTGCATCTCCTCTTATTTCGTTGGTTGCTCGATACATATAGCAACCACAGGTTTTATCCAAAACACTTTTCTGTGGTTCATTGGGGCAATTTCCTCTTTCGTCTCCCTCGCAGTTCCAGCATTCAAAATGCTCCCATGTCTCACGAACATAAAGGATATCGCCCGGACAAATAGGGCAACTCCTCTCCGCCGTACTTAACTGCTCTGTATGTTCTCGATTAGAATAGTTATGTACTGCATAAGTTCTCTTTTCGGCATTGTAAAAATCCATATCCGGCACAGTACACTCATTGGCATCTTTGCAAATTCGCCTTGTGCAACTTTTTCTCCCGTCCAAAATTGCCCTAACCATTTCCGTATTGAATAAAATCGGTTTAATTGCCATCCGTTTCACCTGCCTTTACAATCTCCAACAAATCATCTACCAAATCCTTGACCTCATACATCATCATAGTGTCGTAGGATTTTGACTGTTGATCTTTTGTCTTATTTCCATACTTCGTACAGTCTTTAAGGAATGCTGTGCGTTCTTCCAACTGCTCCACAACCTTGTCCGGGTCGTAGGCGGTAGGCTGGGCATCTATAACAGAAGCAACGCGTAAAAAGTCTAAGCAATCCATATCTTCGTTCTTTGAAATTGCTTTTTCTAAATCCGCTTTTAATTTATCCTTATCCGCATCAATCAGTCTTCCCATCGTTCGCCCTCCTGTTCCATTGCTCTAATGCTCTATTTTTGCAGTTTTCAATATTATCAATGGTTTTATCTTCGTTATTCGTATTAGGGTAATATCCTTCTGTTTTTGCACCACATTTTGGGCATTGGCACCAGATAGTGAGACCGTAATTTTTATTAACTGCTTTGATAACTGCTTCTCCGCCACAGAACGGGCACGGTTTAAGTTCTTCGCTCATCTCCTACCTCTTTTCTTTCTGCTCAACAATGAGCCATACTCATACGGAGACATATCGGGAATTTCTCTTTTCCCCATTCCTTTTTTGTAATAAAAACTTCCGTTTTTCTTCGTCTCCTGCTTTTTAAATTCATAAGATAAATCATTCATTCGTCATCACTCCAATCAATGTGTTGTCCACAATACTTGCAATACAGTTCATCGTCCCACACATGGAATATATGGTGATTGCAATTAGGACATTTATAACATTTTTGCAACTGGCAACCATCAGAAATATGTTTTCCGTTATACATAAATCTTGTATCTACAAATTCCGGTTTCTTCGCTGTCTGCTTTTCCACTGCTTCACGGCATTCCTCCACCGTGCCTATCTGGCGGTACTGCTGTACCTCTTCCAGTGCTTTGATTGCCATTTCCATAAGTTCTTGCCAATATTCTTCATTTACAAGCTCATCCCAATGAGGATTAAACCTGATAATGTCCAAATCCTTGATAGCTTCTTCTCTCTTCATTCCGCACCTTCCATTTCTGACAGCTTGGATTCGGCTTCCTCTCTGTTTAGAAATAAACCATCATCAAGTTGCCCTGTAATACTGCTTGATAAAAATCCGTTCTCTCCCTCACAATAAATTTCAATTCTAGGTTTTTTATAGGCTATATAAACGAATTGATTTACAATATGCTCACAAATTATATATTTTCTATTTTCATAAGATACTTCGTATATTGTATCTCCAACCTTGCATGGCAACCGCAGTAGCAATCCCTGATCCTCGGCTTGTTCATATGCTGCCAACTTCGCAATAGCCAGCCTACTCTGATGAGCACTCATTTCACATGGCTCAAATAGTCTTTCTTTATCCTTAAACCATACCATTTCTGAATCAGGTGCTTTTTGTGTTAGTCTCTCCATCCTTGCTCCTTTCCGGAATCCTCGGTCTCTCTGCAAATTGAGGATAGCTGCAGTCATATGGTATATGATTCCAGTGGTCAAAATATCCTACTGCAGAGCTGTTTTGCATACTATATAATTCATCTTCGCTATGAAATCCTATGCTCACGATTTTACACTCCTTTTCCGTATGTACTTGCGATTCTGTATACATTGCAAATTTCTCTGTAATATATTTCCTGTGCATGAATATTAGCATCCACACGGTCAAGTTCCGTCTCACACCACTTTGCAAATTCTTCTGTGGACAATGGTGTCTCTGAAACATCGAATTTCTCTCTGTTGTCAATCACAAAACGCACCATGTCAACCGGGATGTGGTTCAAATCCGCAAGAATCTGAATCTGTTTATCCTTGTCCTCTGCTTTTTCGTAATTCGCCAACAATTCATAACCTGTCATCTGCATTTATATCACCTCTTATCAAGTTTGATTTCTTTATCGTAGCAATTTTTCTTTGGATTTCCCTCTACTGGGGAAACCATCTTTTTAGGATCTGTGGTGTATGCTCCGTTTAGCTTTAAGCCGACTTTTCCTTTTTCATCCACATAGCATGACGGCTTGTAACGATCCGGTGGAATGTAGTTGTGAATTCGCCAGTGCTTCACCAACACGACACCACTGTCGAAAGATAAAAGGAATCTGCTGTCTATCAGTATCTTCAAATCATCATCAGAAGCACCACACATCCTTATGATTTTCCGTGGATTGTTCACAAATCCGTCATCATCAGCGTTCATACAGATATGGAAATAAAGCATTTGAGCCGTAGCAGGAATATCCAAAAAAGCATCACTCTCAATTATTTTTGCGCTGAACATTCGTTTTTCTGCCATTTAGAACTCCTTACTCAAAAATAGGCTTCTCAATATAGATCCCGGTGTTTTCCACCAGTTCTCTCCACAAGTCCATGAAATCCTTGCCGTTGCACTTGTCTCCGGCTTTGTCCATGTGGTCGGAAAACTTATCCTTGAAATTCGTCAGCTTCTTCTTACCGAATCCATCTTCCATAAGGATTACCATCCCATATAGGATGTACCTTGTGGACAACTCATTGATAAGATTGTTACATCTGACCTGTTCCTGGATGCATTTCTGCGCTACAACCGATTTGTAATGTGGATAATCAGCTTCGGTAAATTCCTTGTACTCAATCGTCCAGTCTGCAAAATCGTTAAGCCTACTCTGTAACTCCGTATAAGGCTCATTCTCGTACTTTTCATTGTACTCGGTGAATTTACCGCAAAAGTCGGAAAGTCTCGTCTGTGAGTACTTATAGTCTTTCCACAAGGTATAGCAGAACAGTGTCAGTATTCCGGTGAATGGACTCCTCTCCGCAGACTGCTTCAAAAGTTCTGTCTGCCGCATAATTTTCAAAATATCCTGCGGATTGTCATATCGTTTTGGCATTTTATGTATCACCTCTTTTCAAGTTCTGGCTCTTTCCTTTTGCAATGAGTAGCACCGTATTCTGATTTTCCTACATATTCGTAGCAATCAACACATTTCCATCTACCACTTTGATACGGTTTGTGAGTACGTCCGTTGATTGAGTGCATTGTGTTTGGGTACTCATTCCAACAGCTACAATCGTAATTTTTTTCACTCATGTAATCTTCTCAAATTTCTTTAACAGGCATTCCTTGCACAACTGGACACCGTCAAAATCGTAAAGTTCCTCTACCTCTTCCTTACAATCATCGCAATACAAATGTTTCACATTTATGTTCGGGCACCTATTGCCGAGACATGGATAATTTTCCGTTGCACATCCGCAGCATTCATCTTCGTATTTCACCATTTTCTGAAAAACTCCTTTAATTTATTGCAGACTTGCTGAAATCTATACTTAAACAAGTACTCTTTAAAAGATCTAGTTCCATATTGATAGCAAAGATACATAATTTGTTTTTGAGTAGAAAGAGATTCATAAAACTCCTTGTCAGTTTCTTCAACGTATTGTAAAAGTACTTCATAGTCTGTTTTATTCATTACTTTTACCATCCTTTTCTCCATGCAAAAGTTCCATAAACCGAACAAATTGTCTTTGTGAAACGGAATTGTTCTGCTTCTCAGGCTTCAAACTGATGACCAGATGCTTGTCGGCTATGTTCGCAAGTTCCCTTGCAAGGTTGATTTTGCCTTGTTCCATACCATCACGGTAACCTTTTCCCGGTCGGTACTCTGCGATCTGCTTCTTTCCATCACCTTGACCACCGGCTGTCTTGTTGCGAAGCTGGTAACCCTCGTCCGCATAACGCTTAATCCAGTACTGCTCCCACTTGTCCAGTTCTTCTACCGGATAATGTAAGAATCCGATTTTCCAACCGTATATATTTTCCGTAGAATACAATCCGTGACTTTTAAGAGACAAATCAATGTGCTGGTACCCATTAAGGTGTCCGGACAGTCTCTGCAAGATATGTACCGCCTGCCCCACATACGCAAATCGGAAACCATCCTCGTCTGTTCTTGTCAGAAAATAAATTCCACTTCCATCGTCTACGTGTGGATTAACCGCCAGTATTCTTTCACGATTCTTTCTCTCTATGGATTTTGCTTTTGCTATATTCTTCCAATCAGCCAACCACATCACCGCCTTTCAAATGGAATCAAATATCCGTCCGGCAAGGCATTTATAATATTTCTCAATGCCCCATATCCTGTCTTTTGCATATTGACTAAAGCATTGCTTTGACAGGTATTCAGTTCGGATATGTTGGAATCAATGCCATTCATTATTTCACTTCTTAATTGCGGTGTAAGTGGTCTATAAAATGTGTCAGACATTCGCACCTCCATTTCTGTAATTTTCCAGTCTTTCAATCATGGTCTCTCTGCTAATATCTCCGCTCTCATGCCACTCTACCGCATGAAAAACCCCATTAAGGTTCTCGCTCAAAACCTCAATTCTGATGCTTGCCGAATGGATGTACTCAATCAACCGCTGTGTATCTCGTGCTATGTCCTCATAACCGTACTCCTGCAAGTGCTGAACCATGCTTTCAAGGTTTGCAATGCTTGAACTGTTCATTATTTCTGGCACGTCTTTGTAGCACAAATAATCAAAACTTCCACCACTCATACACAATTCTCCTTTTCATACTTCACCGCCTTGCTATAAAATGTTTTCGCACACATACCGCAATTCTTAGAAGCTTCTTCTATTGAAATTTCCGCACTTCTCCAACTTTCACGCATTTGATTAAAATTCTCCGGCAGTGGGATTGCCGGTCTTCCAAACTTCACACCTCTTGCTTTTGCCGCCGCAATTCCCTCTGCCTGTCTCTGCCGAATATTGGTTCTCTCATTCTCTGCCACAAAGGAAAGCACCTGCAATACAATGTCACTCAGGAATGTACCCATAAGATCTTTCCCTCGTCTTGTATCAAGTAAAGGCATATCCAACACGACAATATCAGCTTCACGGAAGCGTGTAATCCTGCGCCATTCCTGTATGATTTCATCATAATTCCTTCCCATTCGGTCAATACTTTTTATATACAGCACATCTCCCTTTTTCAGCTTGCGATACAAAGTTTTATATCTTGGTCTATTGAAATCCTTGCCCGATTGTTTATCCATGAAAATATTGCTGTCTTCAATGCCATGCTCATGCAATGCGTCAAGTTGTCTGGCTTCGTTCTGTTCTTTTGAAGATACTCTGATGTAGCCATATTCACTCAAAACGGACACTCCTTTCCATTCCGTAAAATCCATTCCTTGCCTGCTGCCGCATAGTCTACATTCGCCAATGGAGCAATCTTTTTTACCTCTGCGACACATTCATCAGCATCGGTTGTATCACCGCCCAAATGGCACAATATGATGTTTTGCAATGCATCTGATTTGTTTGCTTCTACAATTCCTTTGCAAGTCTCCAGTTCGCAGTGACCTTTTACCTTGTGAACGTAATTCGGTGCATCCATGTCAACATATTTCTTCTGATAGTTGCACTCGATCAGCATATGTTCTAACCGTTGTTTTTTGAACACATAAGGGCAATATTCAAGGTCTGTCAGATACAGAAGTTTCTGACCGTCAACCATAATCAAAAATCCGTAGTTCTCTGTGCCGTTGTGTGGCACTTGAAAGCAGAATATGTGGAATTTTCCCATTTGTATTTTACGTTCTGAATGGTCTGACTGCGGTTGCCACACCTTTATTCCCATGTGTTCAAGGTCTGTTACGGATAATGAGTGGTCTTTGTGCGTATGGGTGCATATCGCACCCACAACACACTTAATATTCCAGTTAAGACCACGTTTTATGTCCATGATGGGAAATCCTGCATCCAGTAAAAGCGTTTCACCGTTATCTGCCGTTAGAAGATAGCAGTTACCGGAAGAACCGGAGCCTAAACATTTTAGCTTCATGTTTCTACCTCAATTTCGTCATCTTTTGGAAACTGAAATATGCAGTTATTTACATATTCAACTTTTGATGGCTCATTGTTCATGGTTTGAACTATAATTCCACTATTTTTCAATTTTTCAAACTGTTTTACCACATCTTCTGTAATTTCAACATTTTGAAAAAGAATCGGCATACTAACGTATGCATCTCTAAGCATTTCCATAGCTTTCTTTGCTTTTTCTTTGGAACCGTATTCAGCCATTTTTGTTCCCATTGCTGTCGAAGAGTTGTGGCAAAAGATAGCTGCGTGTTCAACATTCTCATATTTCCCGACTGCCATGCTTAAAGAACTGATTTCATATGGCATATCAATCGTTCCGTCCTGCGATATAACTCTCATGGCAACCTCCCTACTTAATCTCAATATCCGGAATAAGCCGATCAGGATAAAACACTAATTCATAATGGTATTTGTCCGTAGATTTCGGTTCTACCTGTTCCATCACATAGCAAGTCCAGTCATTCAAGTAAATGTAGTCCTTATAATACTGGTTTTCCCCAGTTTTAAAGGTAACGACAAGTTCGTTAGCAGAGTTATTGCTAAGAGCCATATACCCCTCTGCCTGCAACATAATCATGTCTGTTCGTGCATTAGTCACCGTGATTCTGCGGTACACATTGAACTCGTCAGCTTCTTTATTGAGATTGTAATTCACAGTATCAGCGGTACTACAACCGCATACACAAAGTGCCATTACAAACATCATTACTACTGCTAAAAAAGTTTTGTATAATTTCTTCATAATTTTTCCTCCTACTTAAAGCAATCCGGTGTCTCTGCGCTGGCAATGTCCGTCTCTGCCGTCTGCGGTACTTCCTTGAAAGAACCTTCCACAAATTCTATTGAATTAGCATTCTCCTTAATCTCTTCCTGTGCTTCCTGGTAAGTTTCATCCATCTGCAAAATAGACTGTGAAGCAATGGAATTAAAATCTTTAGGATACTTCTTGATGGCATTGTTACGCATTTTGCGAACGATCATACTCTCCGGTGTATCAAGCCATGCTGCGGAGATATATGGTCTTGCTACCTCGCAATTCAGCATATCTTCAAGAGTTGCGCACTTGCGAAGTTCAGAAAAAATCTCTTCTTTCTTCGCTTCAATAGCTTTTTTCTCCGCATCTGTTGCATCGTATCTGGTCTTCTTGCCACCTTTTACCAGTCCGAATGTCTCGTTCATCATATTATTTCTGATATGAGCAAAAAGATTAGTTTTTACTCCTTCTCTTTCTGCAATCAGATACTCTGTTTTCCCATTCTCCATTTCCACAGGGTAAACGACACGGATTACTTTCTGTGATTCTCCTTTTTCTTCCCATTCCGGAGGAGTCATTTCAATGCCCTTATGTTTCGGATAAACGAAAATATCTCCATCTTTTACAAGCCACACAGGATGCACTTTCTTTACACCGACACCAAAGTTACGAAGAATTGCATCGTTTCCGTCACCTTCGATACCCATTTCCACTTCCTTGTACCAAGTGCCATCTGCTGCCTGTTTACTCCTTAACTGGAAATAACATTCTCTTGGAACCGCATTCGCATTCAACTTAAGGCTTGAAACCTGTCCAATAACCTGTCGCAGATTTGAACCATTCAGATTGCTCATATTTGCCTTGCTAGATGTCACAAGGTTATATATGGCACTCATAGATGCCATTACGCATTGTTTTGAATAATCATCAAACTGCAACCCATGTTCAGAAAAATCACGCTCCATAAGTCCAGTGTACTGATTTGCAAAATATGAAAGTTGTGTGTTAAGTTCCTGTTTCTTTTCGTCTGCCATATTTCTACCTACCTTTCTACCTTTTTGATGCCGTCAATTCCTATGATGAATACCTGGGTTGTCTTGGGATTCTGAATCAGTGCAATAGTACTTGCAAACCTATCATGTTCTTTAATTCTTAAAACTTTGTATTCGTCTCCTTCTTTTACACAAGAATCTGTTACAAAATTCTGTTCGTATCCGTTAAGACCACTCCATGTACCGTATAACTTGTACTGCTTACCGGTATCCTTGACTTTTACGGTATCTCCCACGCAGATTTCTTCTTTCTTCTCCGGTTCTTTCTCCGGTTTGTAGTTTTCGAGGACAACGTACTCGCTGTGCCATGTGCGACACCTTTTAACAGAGTTTTCAACATCACATGTTGAGTTCTTAACACCAATTACTCTGAAAATCTCTCCGTTTTCATATGGTATAAGAAAAGGTTTCGCATCCACAATTTTGATGTACTCACCGACTTTAGCTTTTCTCTTCACCTCCCGTACACCGTTATCAGGCTTCACATCCTCGCCCATCAGCCGATTGAAAGCCAACTTTGCACCAGTACGGAAATCAAATTCATCAGCCGGATTGCAGTTTGCTTCTGCTTTCTCGCCAGTGGACTTGTCCAGTGCGATCACTTTGTTGTCATTGCGGTAGATGACGATTGTTTCACTTCCGACTTTTTTCAACATGTCAGAAAATAGAGAACCAATTTCAAAATTTTTTACACTATAAGTCCTCCCCGCAATATCTTTGTAAGAAACAACGTCACCACTGATTTCTGTGATTTCAATTACAGCACCTTTGTCTACAAACAATTTGCTTGTATATCTTTCTCCAACCTTAAATTTACGTTTTCTCATATTATTCTTCCTCGCTTTCCGTCTTAATCATAAAGCCTCCCTGATGCACTGTCACATCCGTATCAGCAATTTTGCCTTTGAATTTCAAGGCTCCACGGTCTGAAAGTCCCAGGTACACACCCACGCAACACTTGTCATCAAAATTGAATATCACGGTGTCACCGGCATTGATTGTTTCTCCGCTTGTTGTCAGAACAGAAATGACTGTTTCTTTCTTAATCTGCATTCTCTTCATTCCTTTCAAACTCTTTCAATTGCTCCGCCAACTTCTTACATTCATCAGCAACATATTCTTCTGAACGAACGACATCGACACCAACAGGAAATTTACTTTCTATCATTTTTTGCATCTGATAAATTTCTTTACGGCTTGGGAATTTCTGTATTGCATAATCCAAATCCGCCTTATCTCCAGCGTGACCGCAATCGAACCCAAACCACCATAAATCACTTTTGATAGGATAATTTGAATTTGTTCCACCACCTGAATATGAAATACCTCCGTGACACTGGAAATATGCTTCAATTCGAATTCTTTCATCTTTATCAATACAAGCACCAAGCAAAGGGAAAATGCCACTTACTTCTCTGCCCCAAATATCTGATTTTTTAATTTCAAGATGGTAATCATAATTTTTTCCGTATAACGTATGATTCTTTGGAATGCCAACATATCCGCACCTGTGAGCCATATTTCCAAATATCACAACGCATTTATACCCTACGTGTTCAAACTCACGCTCGACAATGTAGCGTTTCTCTGCTTCATTACTCATTCTTCGCTTCCTCCACTTTCAAACTCGCATCATCACTTCTTCGGAACATAATCAACTGACTGTCAACATCAGGAATCTTCCAAGGATCAAGGCTCTCGGTATCGTCAACCATGATAGGCAATTCCACACCACACCGCTTCTGAAACGCATTGCAAATGTCAATCTCCGTCAGAATCCTTGCTCCGTGGTTCATGTTCCGGCTGTAAGGCTCTCCACGGTATGTAAAGTCACAGCATTCTTCCGTGTCACCATTCACAAGAGGTCTGAACATCCGCACAGTGCAGAAAGAAAGATACTTGTTCACATCAGCTTCCAACGGTTCGTTCTTCTTCCGGCTGAATTTCTTTAACAGGTCAAGCTGTGCCTGCACATCTGTAATCTTCTGTGCAATGTTCTTGCGCTCCTGTTCCAGTTCTGTGATACGCCTATCCACACTCTCGTTAATGCTTACACTCGCCAAAGACTTATCAACCACAGAAATATCCTTGCGGATCTGCTCTTCATCACATTTTAACTGGAATCTAAGAAGATTCATGTCAGTGAATTTGTGCATGGCAGCTTCTTTCTCTGCAATCTGCGACTGAATAGCTTTGTATTCTTCCATATTGGAAATATCCACGCTTCCCGGAATGGAATTTAAGGCATTATCAGCAATGGCAATCTCTTTTTCCAACCGTTCCACTTCATCCTCTGTCTTTTTCAGTTCCTCACGCTTATGTTCCAGTTCTGCCTGATCCGCTTTGATATGGTCAGCACAGGAAGAACCCTCTTTGGTAATCAGTTCCAATTCATGTGCCTTGTATACATCAAATTCCGTTCTTAACTGCTCTTTCTTCTCTTCCGGATATTCCTGTCCACAGTAGGAGCAAATCAGAGAGTTTTCATCAAATTTAAGGCTGTTGTTCAAATCCCAACTCTTCTTCAATTCCTGTCTCTTCTTCTCATACTGTGCAATGCGATTTTCCAGTGCAGTGATCTCTTCACGAATGGTATCTGCCTTAAGCAACTCTTTCTGATGCTCATTCTGAATCTGATTCAGTGTTGTGCGCTTCTCTCTTCTGTCCGTATCCAGTTTTTCATTTGCTTTCTGCTGTAATGCGCTCAACTGACCTTTCAGTTCAATGATTCCATCCGACAGCTTGTCGTAGGACTTCATGCTGTTCTGTGTATCTGTCTGCCGCTTAATGTTCTCTGACAGCTTATCCATTAAAGCTTTCTTTTTCAGTTCCAGATCCGCAAGGTCAATATCCACTCTCTGACGGCTCACCTCGTCAATTCGGCTTGGAATTTCATCCAGTAAATCCTGCAAACCTTTGGTTCCATTTCTTCCCCTTGTGCCGTACAACTGCGTATTGCAACGCTTTTTCAGTTCATCAACAGTGCCGTCCTGCAGAACAGTCCTTAATGCTTCAAACTCCGGAAACTGATTGCAAATGTCATCATTACTGTGCTGACCAAACATATCAGCGAGAAGTGCTCTCTGATCCGTGCCACCTTTCAGCAGAAGTGTCATAGCATTGATGCAAAGTGAAAACTTATCTTTTCCGCATACACTCTCTTCCAAAAATGCTTCAAAATCTGCTGCCTTTTTTGGAATATCATTCACATAGTAATCCGTGACATTTCCGGTAAACTCGCCTTTCTTATTGAAGTTCTGACGGCATACTTTTTTCAGAACCTTGTCTGTACCGCCAATCTCCACGGTAACTTCTGCGGTAATATCTCCGTCAATGTCATTGCCGTCCTTATCGTGCGGTCTGATTCCGGTAATTTCTATGCCGTTCTCGTCACGGCATCCGAAAATATACTGAATTGCTCTTTTGATTGTGGACTTTCCGGTTTCATTCACTCCGGAAATCTCTGTCCGGTCGTATAAATCAGTATCCACCACGTTAGAACCATAGAACTTGCAGAAATTCTGCAAAAAGATGTGCTTAATCCTCATTTTTTCTATCCTCCCAAAGATATAAATACAGTGAATTAACAAACATATAGATTGAGACCGGCTTGTCTGTCTCATTGATCTCCTTGTATAGCTCTGTGCTTGGGTTCATCTTATCTACAACCCACTTGATTGCGCTGTACACGCTTTTTTCATTTGTGCTGTGTTCCTCTCCGATAATCCGGTAGATTTCAGAAAGTCTTCTGTTCCGGTTCTCAAACATCAGCGTTTCAACCTCTATGATGTACTGGAATCCGGGCAAGTACTGTTTCAGACCCAGTTCTACCAAGATTTTTCTTATCTTCCTTTCCATTTCCTTACTCCTCCGGCTTTCAGTCTTCTGTTACGTGGATCATGTTGTCCTCTTCTCCGATATACAAGATTCCTGCATCTAACAGTCTTGCAATCAAAATCTCATTCGCACGGACGATGGGGATAATCTGTCGTTTCTGCATAAAAATACTCCTTTCTTAACCATTTTTTCTTTCCGGTATTGCGGTTTACAATTCTGTAATAGAATGCTGTTTCACGGTCAACTTCCCACTCTTTCTGACTGTAAAATATCTTTCCGATGCACCCTTTGACGGTAAACCGCTTTTTGGCACTCATACGGTGTCCTCCGCAAGTTTTCCTTGTCTCCACCATGTTACATCATCAAAGCCTTTAGCTGAAAAAGAAGTAGCACCATTAGTCCATGTAAATATTCCCTCATTTTTGAATCTTGCAAAATATCTAGGTTTCCAAGGGTCACTATCGGAATCTCTTACGTACACTTTCGTGTCCACAGGCACTTTCGACCAGTCAACAGGTGGTTCAACATATTCCTGCTCTGCCCATTCTTTGAACCTTTCCCTGCATCTGCTTTTATCACTCCATGCGCAATCGGAACAAAGTATTACATTGCAATCACATAACTTTCCTTCTTTGTCCACAGCTATCTCTATACTATCAAGTGCCATGTCAATAATCTGTTCCGCATACTTCTCTCTGTTCGTCATTTTCCATTCATCCTTTCCAGTTCTGCGCTCCTGGTTAATATCCAGTCTGCGTAATCACTTAATTCTGTCTTTGTAGCTGCGTTCTTCTCTCCGTGGTAAACCATGAGGACAATTCCTACATCACAGTACTTTTCAAACAATTCCGACAAGTAGTCGGCTCCCACATGGATATTACCGTCCACGGAGTAAATATCCGTCACTCCCAAACGCTCCATGCGGTCTTTATGCCATCTGTCAGAAATCTGCATCAGACCTTTGCAGCCTCCACTTTCCACATCTGGTCTGCCGGAAGATTCTTTCTCAATCATTGCCATGAGCAGTTCCGGGCAGATTCCATATTCCTCACCGTACTTTACACACGATTCCTGCGATTCCTCGGAGATAAAACTGCCGGTTGGCTGTGCCGTGGATGTAAATGTGATTGAGAGTGCTATTATAATAGGAAGAAACAGCTTTATTGTTGTTCTCATGCGCTTTCCTCCTCGATAGGTTCAATGCCAATCTCTTTCAGCTTGTTATACAAGAACATTCTGCCTTTTTGTGTCCAGACGGTAAGTGGCTTTGTTCCGGTGCTTCCGTCATGCTTAACATAATCATTTGTCTTTGTTCTCACATAACCCTTACCCTGGAAGTCTGCGTACAATATCCACTGGTCACCGACTTTTCTCTGAATGCCGGCTGTTCTTAAAACTGAATTGAACCTCACCGCACTCATTCCGTAGTCCTGTGCAATCTGTGTGACTGTCATACAGTCGTTAGATGAAAGAATCTTGTCCACATAGTCAACTTTTGGTGTCATATCGGTGATCACGGCATCCATCTGTTGCACTGTGGTCTGCAACTGCTTAACCTCTTCCTCTTTCTGCGCAAGCATCCTCTGTGCTTCGACAACCGCCAGCGCAATCAATTCCTGTCCGGTAGGGATATGTGACTTAATGGAATCTTCCATTTCGTGGAAACGGTCAATGTACTTTGCCGTAAATTCTGTTCCCCTAACTCCGGTCATCTTATGTGCTATGAACTCGCAACCTTTCTTCGTTACCATGTAGCAAGGCTGTGTCTTGTTTTGGCTGTTTTGATAGGTACTTTCTGTAAAGAAATCGGACTGGGAAATATTCCCCTGTCCTAATTGCTCATAGTATCTTCTGATATCTTTAAGCAAATCGTTATGCTGTTTTCCTACCATTTCCGCTACTTCCACGGAAGATATTGTTTTCTGCTCTAATTCGTTCATTGCTCTCCTTTCTGTGGTATACTCTCCTATAAGGAGGTGATAATTTGGTATACAATGGTTTTTGCGATAAGCAAAACAAAATGTACTCTGTTGATTTTAGGCAAATATCTGTTGGCTCTTTGGAAGATATTAAACCCAAATTTGAAAATGGAAGATTAGACTGCAAATATGCTGGTCTCACTGGTTGCTGCAACAATCCAAAACAATGCTCCATACTTCAAAATATCAACAAATGATGGAATGGCTCTCTGAAATATGGGAGCCTATTCTTTTCTGAAGTTAATGCTTTCTATTTCTCCTAACCCCTCCTGCATAATCCGCAACACTCTCATATCCGTTGCAATATTAAGTGCATTAAGGTCAAGTGTCAGAGTAGGAATATCATCCCCAACCCCTTGTTTCAGTGTGAAGCTTCTCACACCGTTAATTTTGTGACCGTCAATGAGTACTTCCGTAAAAACTCCCTCTTCACCGTCACACTGGTGAATCTCAATTTTTGATGCTTTCACTCTTATCACCTCTCTCGGCAGATTCCTCTGCCATCTTCTCTGTCTTGCCGAGAATATATCCCTTGTCGAAATCGGACATATTCGGAATGGCTCTCTTTAACTTCTCAACGATTTTTTTCTCTTTTTCACTCATTCAATTCACTTCCTTTTTGTGATATACTCTCCTTATTCTGATATAAGGAGGTGAAATAATTTGGATTCCAAAGAATATGCATCCGCTTACGCTATTGCTAAAATCTGTGGATATACCGGAAATTTTGATGATTTTAAGAACCTGTACGACCAATACTATTCAGAAATCGTCAATTCTTTGCCGGAAGAAAAACCACAATTAGCAAAAGCCGAAGCAATTAGCAATCCTTTCCAAATCCAGAGCCGTTCCTAAAAGGCGAAATGGCGGTAAGTACTTTGATAGACAAATCAATATTTGTTTCTTCGATTTTCTTATCGCCATCTATAATGCTTTTGTAGTCATCAATAACATTCATGGCAATGTGCTGTGCCATCTCGTCAATTCCAACAAAACGTGAATCAGCTTTCTGAACTATATTTGCTTTACCGTTTTTGTCTAAAACCACATATCTCTGTTTTTCCATATTATCACCTCTTTTCTGTTGACCTTGTAAACATATTATAGTCCCTTAGAAACTTTATGTCAACATATTTTTGTTGACTTGGGGACTTTTTGGGTGTATATTATTAGTGAAAGGAGGGATGTAAATGAATGAGAGAATCAAATCTTTGCGAAAGTATTTGAATATGACACAAGATGATTTTTCAAAGCAAATCGGCTTATATTGCGCAAGTTGAGATAGGCACGAAGACACCATCTGAAAGAACCATATCTGATATTTGCAGAGAGTTTGATGTAAACGAAGAATGGCTCCGAAATGGAACTGGTGAAATGTTTGTTCAGAAATCAAAAGATGAACAAATCTCGGAAATGCTCGGAGAAATTCAAAAGTCCGGTGAAGATACATTTAAGCACCGTCTTGTATCCGCACTGGCTAACTTGGACGAAGATGGATGGAACGCTTTGGAAAAGTTGATTGATTCAATCGCAAAAAAGAACGAATAAGAAAAAGCCAAGGGCAATGCGCAAGTCCTTGGCTCTTTTCCTTTATCTAAGTAATTTTTTAACATAGGCATAAATGCACTCTAACCAGTGTAAATTATCGCAAGCATTGATTAGCTTTGTGATTTCCTCTTTGTAATCTTCTTTCCCCATAGTACACCCCCTAATCTTTCCGCACTTGGTAGCAATACATCACATTATAGAACATACGTTCTTAACAATCAATATATTTGACGCACGTTTTTTATTGTTGTAAAATATCAACAAAAGAGGACGGTGAAAACGCCAATAAACACCGCCCTCGCCAGAACTTGAAGTCCCTTGTTTCAAGGGATGTTACAAGTGTATCATGTGAAAGGGGGATAAAAAACATGATGAAAAAAGACCGAATCAAAGAAATATCGACACATTTATCAGTCAACCGTACTAATTATATGTTAAGTTTTCGTGGAAATCTCCATGAATTTCTAAATGAACCTGACATGACGGTTTACAAGCTTGCTGATGAAGCTAATTTGCCTTATTCTACGCTTAATTCACTACTATACGGTAATTCTAACGACACGAAGCTATCGACCGCTGTTGCGCTTGCTAGAGCCTTCGGAATAAGTGTAGACGAACTGGTAGGTTGCGGCACTATGGAAGATAAGATGTTGGAATCTGTCAAGATATGCCGCAGTCTGCCGGAACACTCTCTGTACCTTATCCGTTACTTCATACGTCACCAAGCTAAAATCTATTTCAGTCTTGAAAAATCGCACAAGTATATTTCTGTCCTTAATCCACAACTTATGAATGGAATTATCGCAACCACAAATGCTGTGGAACCCATGTGCATAGACAGTTTGCCGGAAGACATAAAATCCAAGGCTTATATCGGTGTGAAAATTCCGTGCGACTACTATATGCCGTTTTATCTGCCTAGGGAAATTATTCTCCTTGCAGCGGATCGTGAACCGCAAGACGGTGAACGATGTATTGTAACCAGTAATGGGGGAATATATATTGTCGTGAAAACACATATAATTGAATACGGTGTAAGAAAATGGAGATATGTTCCGCTTATGTCTCCGAACAGCATACTCCCGGAAAATCTTATTGATGACATGATAGGATATGTGGTTGGTTTTGTCAACAATGACGGTGATTGGGGAATCAGATAAAGAGATTAAGAGCATGGCTTTTACACCATGCTCTTTTTGATTGATTTATTTTTACTTTTAATCTCCACCCATCGGCTATCACTCCTTCTGTAAATGGCAAGTTAGAAATGAATATAGAACAAAAAACAGGTCAATATAAAAACCAAAAATTAAATAAAAATGTAACAGTATGTAGTATAACGTTAACTCCTGGTTTGTGGTTAATAATTGGATATATTGATGGCAATATATCATCTGATTTTATATACAATAATACCCTTTTCGATCAAACTGTTAGAGAATCAATGATTGGCGGTGGTGGAAGTATAAACGTAATTTTAAGAGGGATAGATACAACTACCACTGTCAATTTATCCACTTATGACTTTGTTAATGTAACATCCGATCTCACCTATAGAGGAACTCTTGCCGCAATTTGTTTAAAACCTTATTTATAAATATAATTGACTAAATATAATACTTCGACAAAAGCATCGGACGGTATAATTATCTGATTTGATCCAGATATTTTACCCTCTATTGACACATTCTGATCTGTTACAACACCATTAATATGTATATTATCAGCCCCGTCTCTGTTAAACAAAGCCCATGATTTAATGGCTATTGGAGTATAACCTTCTTTTTTTGTTGGAAATAATAGCGAAAAAATTCCAGGGTTTAGTGTAGTTTTTACGCCTAACGGTATTTTAAGTACTTTTAATTGTGGTAACTTGCCATTTACATCATTTAATCCCCCAGTGATAGTACCGTCACCAATAGTCGAAATATCGGTAGTTCCGATAAGACTTATAAGTGATTTAAGATTTTTTACAGCCAGTTTAAGTTTTCCAAAAATAGATGATAACTTTTCTCCTGTCGTTAATTCATCTAAAGTTGTTGCTTCTTCAAACGCCGCAGTCAAATTACTACCATCACCAGTTTTGGTCAAATAATTTGTCAAATCTGTTTTTGGAATTTCATCTATTTTTTTATCAATATTGATTTTGTCATAATAATTTTCCAAATCAGAAACTGTTTTTTTAATGTATCCAGCATCATTTTCTAATTCGCTAACTTTTGTTGGAATTCCTCCTGTTTGCTGTTTTGCCTGCTCCATATAATACTTTGCGTTATCGGTATCTTCTCCTTCTCTTGTTCCTGTTCCACCTATGGCATAAGATTCAGCCAATACAGATTTTGCATTTGCGGATTGCGCATAAGCAGATGCATTTGCGGATTCTACTCTAATATCTGCTAAATAATTAGGCTGTAGCATAGCATCTGTTACTGATCCTGTTTTTATTGAAAAAGAATAAGTCTTATTCTTTCCAGTACCATTCACGGAAACAGCTATAGTTGCAGAATCTTCAAATGTCAACACCGGAATCATAGAACCAATATCAGCCGTAAACTGTGTTCCATCTTCTGTAGTCATGGTAATGATTCCGTCATCAGACATGGAAAAGCCGACAGGTATTTTTTCAATATTGAGGTCAAAAATTACTTTTTCTCCATTGTACTTTGTAATGGTGATTATTCCTGTAGTTTCATCCATATTCCAGTCTGCAATATTTCCGTTTATTGCAGACTTGTCTACTTTTAAGGCATCTTGTGATATGATACGGTTGTCCAACGCATCAATAGCAGAATCCATCTGATTAAGATTGTATGCATCTAAATCCGTGTTTTCACTGGGGTAATCTTCCCAATTAATCCTGGTATAAACCTTATTCATTGCCATCTGCAGAAACCTCGCTTTCTTTTTCTCTGTTTCTTTCTGTCAACTCTACATTGATTTGATTGTCTGCGGCTCTGTTAATCTGCCCGGCAATATCATTCACAATGAGCCGCTTAATCTCCATCGGTAGACCACATCCGTTAAAAAGATTTATGATTGACTGTTCAAATTCTCTGATTTCTAAGCTGTTCATATTCCTTCTCCTATCCTATGAGATTGTATGCCTTAAGAGCATCTATCAAACTGTTAACTGTGGTAGCAATACTGTATGTGCTGGTTGAACTTGGTGATGCGATTTTGCTCACTGTCTTTTTTTGTGCACCATTGCTTCCAAAAAATCCAACATTTCCCAAACTAGATGCTAATTTAACATTTCCTGCACTTGTTATTGCAAAAGCAGTCGTGTCAACTAAAAGTGTCCCATAAATTTTGTGCGTATGTCCTATTGCAAGTTCTGTATCTCCACTTATTTTTACACTACTGCTAAATGCTATAGTTCCTCTTGATGTTTTTGGACTTATTGTATCAAAGTATCCTTGAGGCGCATTTACACTTCCAGTGGTTACAATTCCACTTGCTGTAAGAGTTGTACTGTTTGAACTGTATGTTGCTCTTACTCCTGCTCCATCCATTCCACAAGTATAAGAACCGTATTTCAGCACAATCGTACTATAATCTTGTGATGCTGACTGTAAATTGATAGTTCCTCCGGTTATATCAATGCTTTTTGCAGTAACTTTCCCATCAGCGGTAATAGAAAAGTTGGTAGAATCCAATACAAACCTATTCCCGGAAATACTTACCTGTCCGCTCTCAATGCTCAACTGCGAACTGACATCACCTTTTGAAACTTTCAACTTGATTTGGTCTGCTTGAACTGAGATTGCCGCCGCCAATTCTACTTCTGCATCTATTGCCCTTTTTGCTTCAAGTTCAATCTTCCCGGCTGTCTGTGTAATTTTTGTATCCAGTCCACTTTCAACATCCTTTATCTCAGACCGGGTCTCTTCAACATTACGCTCCAACTCATTAGTCTTGCCGCGGAGTTGAATTATACTTTTGTTAATTCCATTTACCTGTTCACTGTATTTTGGTGCTTTTCCGGTGGCAGATATGGTGTCTATCGGTTGTTGGATTCCTTTGTATGTTCTGCTCAACACATAGCTTTCTATGATTTCTTTAGCCGTATATACATTGACTGCTTCTCCAAGGCTCAAACAAGGATTTCCTATTTTTTCACAGTTATAAGGTCTATATTTTACAACTTTAATAACCTCATACAGATTTCTTGCAACCGTTTCTAGGGCATCTGCACCCATTCCATAAACAAGGAAATTATCTTGCAAAATATAACTGTTGTCGTTCTCGGTAATCTCTGTATCCGGGTAAACTGCACCAATATCATTTTCTGATTGTCTTATCTGCACTTTTGTAACTTTTTGGCAGACAAAATCTTCATATTTAACTGATTTGTATTTTCCACCAGTAACCTTTTCTTTTTCAGAACCTTTTCTAGGGTATAATCCTTTCTGTGGATATAATCCTTTTTGTGGATATAATCCGGATATTATTGCTTTAAGGAAAACATATTCAAATTTTCCATCATGGTTAATGTGACCAAAGCATCCATTTATTGAGCAGATTGCTTCCATGACCGTCTGTCCAGAAAGTTCACTTGGCTTTATGGTTTCTGCCACTTCCATGCTGTCATTAGGTAATGTGGCTGCTACTTGCTCAACACCAAAATATGAAAAAAAACTGTCTCTGAACTGCTTTAAAGTCAGAGGAAACTTCAATCCGTTATACCAGGAAGATACTTCTGATTCTCCAATATCGTATATAACGTCATATGCCGTCACATTCCTGTAACGCTTATCATCTGTTGGTTTATCGGAAATGACACGGTATTTGCCGAAAATAAACGGTGCGTCAACATGTCCATTAATCACAACAGAAACATTTATCTGTTTCCCAATCATGCTTGTGAACACGTTGGAAATTTTGAATTTTAACTGTGATGCATTGCACTGTCCAAATGTAAGGTAATCATCATCACATAGTATTTCTTTTAATTCAAACTGTTCAAAATGGATTTCGCTGTTGGTGATTTTTACAGACTTGTCCTCTGTTTCAATCGTGATTTCCTTTTTGGATGCGCTTTTATCAAACAAATCCGCATAAGTATAGTTACTCATTCGCTACGCCTCCGACAAATGAAAATTCTATCTGATTGTATTTAATCTCTCCGTCATAAGTTCCGTAGATTGTAGGCTTTATATCAGCCATATATCCATATTGTGTGACATATTGACCTAAAAATGGAATGTATGCCGTGATATTGCATCCTTGTTCCGTTGCATCAATAAAGTTGCTTCGTATCCCGGACAGCAATTCTTGCAAATCGTCATCCGTCAGCATCGCAGGCGTGGAAAAATCAACACTTAATGCTTTTAGCTCCACAGCATTTCTATGTACGTATCCATTTGCATCAGTCCACGGGTCTACATCTTGCATATTTACAGCTGGCTGATAACTTTCAGCGGCTATAAATCTTGACTGGTCAATAACGTAATCTCCAATTTTTAAAAGCCATCCTTGATATGCTGACATACGCTCACCGCCTTATTGCATAAAAATAGACAGCACCCATTCAGAGTGCTGTCTGTGTTAAAATACATATACATTCTTGTGTTTTTGGTTAAATTGCTCTTGACCGTATTGTCTTGCTGCAATTCCAATTTGATCGGTTGTTATTCCAAACTCTTTTTCAAGGATTCCTTGCAGTAGCTGATTATTCTGTTTCAGAAGTGCAATTTCCTGTTGTGCCGTAGAGATGACAGCATCTCTGATTCTAGTAATTTCCTCTCCACCTGCAACCGCAGTTTTGCCACCTACAGTTCCTAGCATCTCCGGAACACCGTTCTCTCCCGCCATGAACATTGTGTATCGGCTTGGAACGTAACCACCTTTTTCAAATGTAGGTATTCTTCCGACACTAATGTGTTGTATATTATTCGGAACTGCGTCACCAATTTTAGGTATTAACCTTGCTGCAGACATCAAACCATTAATAAGGTCTATGGCATTGTTTATCATGGTTTCTATTCCACTTATTACAAGGTTCAAAGGAGCTATTGCAACATTAGCTGCTGTTTTAAATGCTGTTCTAAACGCCGTTGGAATGTTTTCAAGCAATTTATTCCATTTTGTTAGTCCAAACTGCTCTGAAATTTTTTTCCACCAACTTGAAAATCCTGTTTGGTTCCACCATGTTGTAAAAGAAGTCCATTTTTCAGAAAGTGATGACTCTATAGTTTGACCCATTCCTTGCCACTTTTCCTTTGTGAACCAAGGAGATACATTTTCATTAAACCAGTTTCCAACAAGTGGTGCTATATTGATAAGTGCAGATGATAGACCAAAAGTATCTGACATATCTACTTTTGTATTTTTTATTTTATCAATTAGCCAATCAATTTTATCTCCAAAATCATCAAGAGTGCTATGTTTTGGAAGCAACATTGTTCCTGTCAAAAATCTATACAAATCATTATCTGTTATATCTTTGTATAAATCATCCCACGCAGTTTTTAATGTGGTAAAATCAGTATTTTTTAATGTATCAAAAAAACCATTTTCACCAAACCACGTAAAATTGTCGTAGTACTCTGCGTCTTCTGGGAACAATGCTTTCCCTAAAGATTTTCCTACATTAAATCCAATCTCCCAAGTAACCGCAGATATTGCAATTGTCGGAACTATTCCTATACTTGATCCTAGTACTTTGGCTGATAACTTGTCCGATATTTTTCCCCATATGATATCTCCAACACCAGTAAACTTTAAAAGACCTATTGCTGTGATAATCGTGGTTTCAATCGGTGCAGCATCAAAGCTTCCTTTCCACAAATCGATAGCCGCATCTATGGCAGTCTCTATGAAGTTTCCGGCAGATGTAAACACAGCAGTCCAGTCAATACCAGCAAGAAACTGTCCTATGTTTTGCCCAATCTGATACCAATCTACAGATGCAATAGCATCGGACATCCAGTTAAATATTCCTGTGACAATACCGGATAAATCTTGTCCTGCTTCGAAGAAATCACCATTGAATAAATCTTTGAACAACTTTTTCACAGGTTCAAGAAGTTTTTCTATCTTATCCGCCCAGCCAAGAGCTGTATTCTGCATCTTGTCGAATGCTTCCTGCCATACTTTTTCGTATTCAGCAGTAGCATCCATGATTTCCTTGGTAAGGTCAATTCCTGCTCCACCAGCGCCACTTCCGGAACCACTGGATTTTGGTGTGGAAATAACTTTCAGTTTGTCAAATTCACGTACTCCGCTCTTTGCATTTTTTGCACTTGCACCAACTTTATCCAGCGCATCTGCCGTGTCTTCCAAATCTTCATTGTACCCGGATACACCTTGACCGAATGACGAAAAGTCAATCTTGATTCCCAGTAAATTTGCTACACTGACAAGCAGTCTCTTAATCGCAATTACGACACCGTTAATGACAGGAAGTACTTTCTGTAATACCGGAATAAACAACTGCCCCAGTACCATGCCGGCTTCTTTTACGTTGTTGGTAAACTGGCGAATCATATTACTTGGAGAATTGATTGTATTCGCCAAGTCTCCCCATGATACTTTGGACTGGTCTAAGATTGCCAGTAGACGCAACTGCTGTTTCTCTGCCTGTGACATTTCAGATACAGCCTTTTCAATGCCGTATTTGTAAGCATAAGTCTGCAGTGTGGCATTCGTGATATCAATACCATACTTATACAGTGCTCTTGACTGACCGATCAAACCGGACTGTAAGTTTGTTGCAACTGTACTGAAATCCACGTTAAACAGAGATGAAATGTCCCCGGCAAGCATTGTCATGGACTTTGAAATTGCCGTAGTGACTTCTCCGGTCTGCCCTAAAGAGTTGGTAATAGATGCAAGCTGTGAAGCGTACTGCGTAATCTCCTGTAAATTCAGTCCCAGGTTCTTCATTCCGCTTTCAGAAATCAATCCACCGTCTACATCTACTTTCAGACCGGACATTTTACCAAGCAGTTCATTTACACGGCTTCCGAAACTCTGCGCATAATCCTCTGCGTTGTCGTAACCGAATTTTTCAAAATCCTTGCCCCATTCCTTGCCGACTTTATTAAACGCTACCGTGTAGTAGTTAAATGCTTCTATATAGTCCGTAGTTCCTTCTATGGACTTCCACAGACTTTTAATTCCACGGATCACAAGGAAATATGTTGCGTAGAATCTGCCGAAAGCCGCAGCAAGACTGAATGTGCTTTTCGTGGCTCTTCTTGCGCTTACCGTATAGGTGTTCAGATTACGTCCTAAAGAGTTTGCGGCTCTCCCGGATGCTGCACCGGTAGATGCCAGTCCTGCCAGTGCGTTTGTCATTCGGATAATGTTCTCACTGACATTTGGAACGGTTGAAAGAGTTGTAAGTAACTGCTTCAAATTCTTTGCCAGTAAAGGAATGTTCGTGATTGCTCTGCCGGATGCCACACCACCAAGTCTTGAAATCGAAGATGCTATGCTAGCAATATCCCCTACTCCATCTACTTTAGTTCCTGCCATGTCAGCAGAAAAAGTCTTCAGTGCAGATGAAATCCTGCTTAATCCGCTTGTATCTATTTTCCCCATTCTGTTAATGGAATTTGTCAATGTGGAGATATTCTTAATACCGCTCGTATTCATGGAACTGGCGGCATTTGCGATACTCTGTATGCTATTAGAAATGCTTGTCAGTTTGGATGTATCAATAGACAAGCTTCTCTGAAAATTCGTAAGACTTGATGCAAGTTTATTCAGCGCATTAGTTGCTTTGTTCGCATCCGCACTGATTTTTATTTGAAGATTATCAATATCTGTCATACTGCACCGCCTTTACCGAAATAAAAAAGGAAGTGTCTGCCACTTCCAAGAAAAAGAGCGGTAAGCTGTGACACCTACCGCTCCTAAAATTACTTTTTGAGATATGCCCTTGTAACCGCACCGACTTTTCCATCTACAGTGATTCCAACACTCTTTTGGAATGCTTTTACTGCATCAGAAGTGGTTTTTCCAAAATATCCGTCAATGTTCGTCTTACCTTTCGCATTTACAGACGGCATAAAGCCTTTCCTTACAAGTTCGTACTGCACCCACTTGACATCATTTCCCTTCATCATTGCCAGACGCTTGTAATAAAGAAGTCTTTCCGGCTCTGTATAAGGGTTTCTATAGCTTGTAGAATCCTCATATACGGCATCTAACTCCTTGTACCATACATTCATGTCTACATTGCCTACAATGCCGCCTACACGACCTTTAGAAGTATACTGCCAGCCTACCATGTTCGGTACTTGCGGTTGATACTTCACATTACACTTGCCGTTATTCTTGCCGTACCGTGCGATCCACATGGGATAACTCACACCGCCATAAGGCTTAATGTATGTCTTGTAAAAACTTTCCCCAGTGTACACACCGAACTGCAATCCTGCATCAGTAATAACCTTGCCGTAAGCATTGATAATGGAAATAATATTTTTGCCAAGACCTTTCATAACGGCATCTTCAACATCAAGATATACTGTCACTTTTCTGCCATTAAGAATAGTAAGCACTCTTCTTGCATCAGATCGTGATTTTGCAACCGTTGTAATATATCCGTATTCATATACTCCGTGCACATGGACATTGTGCTCTTTACAACCTTTCCAGTTCTCTTCAAACTTCTTGTCCGGGTTCAAATCCTTACGGATGACTTTCAAAATAGCAAAATCAATACCGTTCTGTTTTACCGCCCACCAGTTAATCGTCCCCTGGTATGAGGACACATCAATTCCTGTTAAACTCATGTTTGTTTCTCCTTAATCCGGGCTTTCCGGCAACCCTTGTTCTCTTAATGCTTTGATTCTCTGTTTCATTTCCCATATTGCAATTTCTTCGTTGGATTCCTTATATTTAGGCTCATTATCATGTGCTATCTTTTCTGAAATAGGCTTTTCAACATAAGTAGCTCTTGCTTTTTCTCCATGTAAGCAAGAGTCTATTGCAACGATTAATGCAGATATTCCGTAATCTCCCCACCGTTGCCATGAATTCCTATCTTCTTCCTCTTTTTTGAGTTTATATCCTTTGTAGCACCACTCTAATTTTTTAGGATTCAGATGTTTGAACTCTTCCATCGAAATTCCCATGGAAAAAGCAAATGGAAAATATTCTTCCCATATTATTTTGTGCCAGTCGATTTCTTCTTGTGGTCCTGCGGCATCTTCGTTACCTTGCTGTCCTCTTTCTCCATTTCTTCCTTGGCCTGCGTCATCATTTCCGTCAGACCCGACAGTTCGAAAAAACCGTCTTCTTTCATACAGTCTGTCAGTTCTCCATACAACTTCACAAAAGAAAGACTGTTTGCCTTCATGTATTCTTTCATCAAAGCCTTGGATTCATCCGGTGTAATATCCTCATGGTTTTCAAGAAGTCCTGCATAAAAAGCCGTTTTGCATACATGAGGAAATTCTGCAAGCATATATCCACTACCATCTACAATTTCTTCTGATGTGGGATTCTGTATATTTTTTGCTTTTTTAGCTACATAGCCACCGGAAAGCATAAGAAACATCTTTTGAATCAAATCCTTGCACTCCACAGCACCGAATCCAAACTCTAAAGTATATTCAACATCATTAACTAAAATCTTCTTCATAAAAACATATCCTTTCCCCAACATTTTGTTGGAAAGGAGCCGCCCGAAGACGGCTCTCTTTTGCTTAAATCAATGTTTCGTCTACCGTTTCATCATTGTCAGCCACGGCAGTGTTATTTGTTTCTGACTGACTTTCTATTTTTTTGTCAGTGTAATTGCTGTTGGATAACCGTTTTCGTCTTCGGTTACTGCAACAGTGTAATTATCTTCAATCCACTTCGGTACAGTAGCCTGTGCAATCGTAGCAGTTCCAGTCAGATGATCGTCTGTTGCTTCGTCCGGTGCAAAACTTTCCTGACCGATAAATGCGCAAATACCCTCTGAACCTTTTCCGTCAGTTCCATACAGGATGATAAAATCGAGTTTCTTTCCCTCGTTTGTCACCATTTCATCCTTGTACTTTTTCTCAAATGCTCCTTGCACTTCCATACTGTTAGCGGCTCTACGACCCATTTCCTGCGTTTCTACCAAATCTTCCAGTGTAGAAGTATCCACCATGTTCTGACTTCCGAACGGTGAAGGAATACTTTTTGCTCTCATAAGCAATTTGTACGTTCCTGCCCAGTACTCACCAGTAGCGGCACTAGAACTAGGCTCTTTATAGGCAATTCTTGATTTTAAACCAGTAGCCATATTTACCTCCAATTTTGCATAAAAAATAGAGCCTTTCGGCTCTGTCAATAGTTACAATATATCATCAGCATCTACGTTTCTTCTGAACCGTGCAGTGCTTCTGTATGTGTCCTGCGAAGTATTATTGAACTCCGGCATGGAAGTTATTTGAAATCGCAGACGTTTGAAAAGTCCGGCAACCGTAGACATGATAGCTTCAGCTTCTTCTTGACTTTCGTTGGTTATCACATCCACTTGGTACGATGCTGTGATTCCATTAACAGACCGTCCTTCAAGGTCTTGTCCTGTCTCTGTGAACGGCATAGCATGAAAGTACACCGTAGGGAATGTAGGGTCTGACAAATCTTTACTTTTGTCCGTCACATAAGCTTTAGGATGGCTCTGCGGTATCTTCATTTTTAAGTACGATGCAATCTTTACTTTGAAATCTGATACCCACTGATATTCATTATCCACTACTAAACACCACCTTTGCTGTCTGTGATACAATATCACGAAGTTCTATTGCAGTCATGTACATAAATGGTCTTGACGGCATACCTTCTGTAAAATACCATTTACCGTCATCCGCAGGATAAAACCACCCATATCTCCCATCCGCAAGTTGCCGTATGGTTTTTCCGCTTGCATACTGCCAGTCAACACCTTCCGGTAGATTTCCTTTGTACGGTGATTGCTTTCCGACAACACCAGTACCAAACTCCACGAAAGCCGCATGGTCTGTACCTGCAACCACCGCCCAAACACCGCCACCTTTTACGGATCCAACATATTCCGAATGGATGCTTTGCAAAAGTTCCGATGTAAAGATAGCATCAAGGTCAGCAATCTGCACTCTAGCAATCTCTACGCCCTTTTCTGCCAGTGTTTCAGCCAGTAGCCTGCATTTATACTCTAAACTATTTTCATAGTCTCTAAGAGCCTTTACAGCCGCTTGTATGGACTTTGGGTCAAACAGATTGATGTTGATTGTATTTCCCATATCACTTCACCGTCTTCTGTAACAAAAACAAATCTGCTGTCAGTCCCTCATCTGCAACGCCTTTGACAACATAGTCCGCAGTCTTGTTGTCCACAAGTCCGTCATCGTCACGACCTACTTCTGACTTCTTCCAGATAACATCTCCTGCCTTAATCGGCAAATAGCCTTTGTCGGTCACAATCTGACAGTAGGAACTGGAATCATCAATACCAAATTCCTTTACCAGTACTTCCGACAACTTATTGCTGATGTTGGCAGAAAAAAGGACGGGTTCAGAATATCTAGTAGTTTCTCTCAAAACCACTGGAATCTTTTCTCCGTCCATCTCGATGTACTTTATTTCTCCGTTTTCGTCCCGGTCATAAATCGTGACTTTTTCTCCCTGACGTGAGTACTTCATGTCCTGATTGTTAATGTCAAGCATCTTTCTTCACCTGCTTGTAAATCTGATTTACACCAGTGCTTGCCAAACCGGAAACAATTCCGACCGCAATAGCATTTAGCACATCATTTGCCGGGAAATCCGGAATAACATACATTCCTACTACTCCGAGAATGCCACCAACAATGCCGACAACAACCGGGATGTAGTTATCCTTAATAACCGGAATCAGCTTCGCACCAATACCGGCAAGATAGCAAATAACCACGATTGCAACACAAGTTCCTACCTGTGAAAAATCCATCATTCCTTACCTCCGTTCTCTTTAATGTTAAGTCTTTCCTCAATTCCATCAAGTCTATGATGCGCAGATGCCGTACTGGCTTCAACCTTTGTCAGCTTCTGTTCATGCTCTGCAAGCTCTTTCTTCATCTCTGAACGCTCGCTTTTCATTTCATTGATAGTATCAAGGATGGTGTCCAGTTTCATGTTGATGCGTGTGTTTTCTTTCACACGTTCCTCAATATCCTTTGTGTCTGTTCTTTTGCTGTTTTTCAGACCAATGTAGACGGAAAAACCGAGTGATAACACGCTTATAATGATTGCTGTAGATAACTCTATAGTCACATCATATACCGCCTTCCTTGTTTGTTGGCACACAGCCCACCACCCTTAAAGTGTGCCGCCTGCAACCTTATTACTGGAATCAGTAACATGGTCACGCACAATCTTCTAAACCCCTCGATTTCGATGGGGTTATAAAACTTTTGCAAATGGAAAAACACCCACAAACAGTTCTTCCCGTTCTCTCCATGTTCTCGACACTCCATTCTCTGAATAGCTTGCCATGAAGTTTTCACCGGCTTGCGATCTGTCATACACAACAAGATTAACCACCACGGACTGAAATTTTTTCATATCCGCATCAATCTTTTCTTCCGTGTAACTTTCCGGGTACATTCTTTTTGCTCTGATGTCGGCTTCTGCTTGACTGATAAGTTGTTCCAAAAGAGGATTTTCTTCCAAATGGTCAAACACGACCTCGGAGCTTTCAGAATCAATATGAAATTGTTTCAGACGGATTTTTACTTGCTCCAAAGTCGTATATTCTGCCATGTGTTACCTCTTATTCATCCTTTGCTACTACTGCCTTGCTGCCAGCCTTAACTGCCTTGTAAGATCCATCGCATTCTACTACGGTGATAATCTTTCCAGTTTCTGCGGTAATCTCTTCGCTACCGTCCCATGCAGCCCACGTCTGTACAGATTTTCCATAAGTTACAGTTTGAGCGGATTCTCCAATCTTGTACTTATAAGAGTTACCTGCGCCTTTGCTAGGGCTTACAGTAATCTTTGTTTTACCATTGTCTGTGGCGCTTGCAATGCTGGTAACAGTCAATGTACCAAGAGTGTTATCTCCTGTAATTGTGGACACTACAATGCCGTCAATTCTTTCTGCGAAAAGAACAATGCCAGAAATGACAGTGTCCTTACAGGTCATGTTGTCATAATCCGGCGTTTCATGGATTCCAATATATCCGGTTGCATCAGAAGTAAAAGTGAATGCTTCATCCAGATCCGCACCGTTTACAGGAATGTAGTACAGAACAATATTATCTTTTGCGGTTGCATAGATGCTTCCCTTTGGTACAGAACTGTTAAAGATAACAGTGCCAAGTCCAAGGAAGTTCTCTACATAGGTCATGCCAAAAGCATTTTGTAAAGAGATTTGTGCGGTTGCCAGATAATCTGCCACATCCAGCGGATTCATGAAGTATACTGCTTGAATTTCATCATCTTCAAACAGCACCTGTAACTGTCCCCATGCCTGTGCAAGTGCAGCCTGGAAAGTCTTTCCAGAAGCAGAGCCTGTGCCAGTAGAAAGAAAATCAAAGAAGTTCTTACGGATTCCCTTCTGCACATCTTTCAGCATTTCGTCGCCAGTCATTACAACCGCTTGATCGTACCCCTTTTCGATGATGGCTTCTGCGGAAGTGGCTTTTCTCCACTTCTTCAAAGTAATCTCTTCATAGTTTACGGGTACAGTTTTGTATTTAGAAAGAGGAATGGTATCTCCTTCTGCAACCAGTCCATCTTGAAGAGTTCCTACTGCCTTGTAGGACTTCAACATGGTTCCTGCTGCCTTAGGGATTTTTCTGGTTACTCCAAGGGCTTCTACCAACTTTTTAATGGAATACCCAAAAAGGTTTACGAACTCAATTTCTCTTGCTTTTGCAAGGTCATCTTTCTTAATCAGATTGTTTTCTGCTGCCATAGTTTATACCTCCTAAAATAAATCTTGGTTCATTGCAATAGCACGTCTACGCTCATTTCTGTCCGGAATTGCCATAATCTGATCTTTGGTCATACCAGAGTATTCGCCGCCACCGATATTCACTCTTGGTCTTGTGCGCATCCATTCAGCCTGTGCTTCTGCTACTGCCGCTTTTTTTTCGTTTTCAATAATAGTTGCAATGGCGGTATGGTCAGATTCCGAAACCGCATCAATCAACTTTTCAACAGATTTTTCAGAAACTCCCTTGTAGGCAGCTACTGCCTTAATGTGGTTAAGTTCCTTTCGCATGGACTCTCTTTCTTCGTCCGCAATTCTCTGTGCTTCTGCTTTTGCTTCCGCTTCCTGCTCTTCCGCAGTCTGCTTCGATCGAAGTTGTTTCTTGTACTCTGCTGCTTCCGAACTAGCTTTATCAGATCTGTTTTTATACTTCTCTTTTTCAGCTCTTTCCGTAGCAAGTTGCGCCATGAGTTCTTCAACAGTAGGCTGTTTGCCTTCAATCTGTTGTCCACTAACTTCTGTTGTTTGTGTTTCTGTTGTCTGTGTGGTTACATCTGCCATGATTTTTACCTCATTCTTTCTTAATCTTGCTCTTTATACTTTTTCTCTAAGTTCTTGCGATTAACGTCTTCTCTGACGTAAGGCATATAAAAAGCCACTGGGAAAACCCAATGGCTTGATATCATGATATTTATTTGTCTGTACGGCTCTTATCAATTAAAGGGCTGTTAGAAATTTGGTCTGACAAGTCTTGCATTGTCCTTTCCGAATTTGGTTCTTTTTCTCCATCCCCACCTTCTCCAGCATTTTGGCTATTTGTTTTATAAATAGTTTCTTGGTATTTGCGAACTCCTTCTCCACTTCTGCTGCATACCTTGCTTGGATCATCGAAAAACGGGATGGAATCAGTAGTATCTTCAAGACTAAATCCATGACTGAGCATAGTAGCCATTGCATTCACCTTCGTTGACATTTCGTATGTCTTTTGTCGCTTGATGTTTGGCTCTAAATCAGCTATTGTAAGTTTTCTCATTGGATCATCTTGCGGAACATAGGAAGATGCATTGATAGCTGCTAACACAACCTCAACCTCTTCCATTTTGCACGAATCAATAATCATCTGCTGTTTTGATGCCGCTGCTTCTGCATGGCTCCACCCTGTAGCATCACTCATTGCGACACCAGTACTGCCACCAGAATTATCATTTCTTTGCGGTACATTGCACTTTTGCAAGATTGTTTGTCTCCGTACCTGTATATTGTTAAGCATTCCTTCGTAGTCATAATTAACAGCAAGTGCTTCTACAATAGGTGTTTTTCCATCGGATGCCGTATATGTTTGCATCCATTCACCAGACTTTGGCTTTCTTACGCTTTCTGTAACTGTACCATCTTCGTTTTTTTCCTCAACAGTAGGAAAATCAACATCATTCGTGTGCCATATAGCTTGTGTATTTTGGTCAACATCATTGGAGAAATCCGAAATCATAAGATTCAAATTATCCATTTCGGAAATTTGCCGCTCCCACACTCCCATACGATCATAAGACCGGAAATACTCAACAATAGGGACAACTCCTAAAGGATTTTTTTCTCCGCTTCTTTCTTCGTGTTTCCATTTATTAGCATCATCTTCAACAGCATCGCCATTGATGATTTTGTTCATATACCTAATTTCGTATCTGCTGTCTTTACTGTAACAAGTGTAGTATGTACTTCCGCTGTTTTTATCATGCCGGAATGTTACTCCAAGCATTGTTCTTCGATCTGCATAATAGCTTGACTTGATAACAAATGAAGTCATTGGATTAAGTACATCATATGTAAAATATGCTTTCCCAGGTTTCCATTCTGTATTTACGTCGATTAAAACATTGCAAATAGCACCTATTAACATAGGTCTTGCAATTTCTTGTGTTTTTGTTTTGATTTTTACAAGATTGTATTGCTTATTAAGGTTTTTTACTCCCTCTGCAATCTCTTTATCTTCTGCATCTCCAGTCTGAACCAACGTAATAGGATTCCCGAAGCCGAATGAACTCCAAAATTCCGTAACCTCGTTTGCCACATTATCTACGCAATGGCAATCAATGTCTGTTCTTACTTTCTTTTTTCTTTTAAGTGGCTGATTTCCTTCATCATACTCCATGAGGTATCTAATTCTTGCTGCATTTACCCTATGGTCTGTCATGGCATTCCTCAAAACATCAATGACATTTTTGTATGTAATTTCTTCTACATCCGTATAAAGTACAATTCTTCCAGTTTGCATTTTTATCACCTACATAAATGTCATTCCGCTGCTCTGGTCTCTTTTGGGAAGTTTCTTAATCTCACGTTCTCCGGTCTCCGTATGGTAAACAACCATCTTATTGCAATTCCGGCACTTATATGTCTTGTCGATATGCGATTTTGCACTGCATTCACCGACCAACCGTCCGCATCCAGGACAGTACACTCTAATTTTTTGGTTAAAAATCATAAATACCTCTTTTCTGCGCACAAAAATACCGCCCTTGCTGATAAGAGCGGTACTTCTGTAGTCTTCACATGATCTGAGGAGGAAATGAAAAATATCTTGGAATCTTTCTGCATCTTAATAGTATCACGGAAAAATCGGACATATCGGACAAGTTTGTTCAGATTAAATATAATAATCCAACCGAATAATGTAAAACTTGGTCTTGCGTGTATGTAATCTTATTCCATCTAGCCTTTAAAGGGTCAATAATCAGATGCGAAATAAAGATTACTGCCAACTGCCATGTCCAGCCAAATACTACTAGAAATGGGACACAATACAATGCACAATGTACAAATAAATGATACCAATTTTTTCCTTTCGTTGATGCAATAAAGTCACATTGTAATACATAATCTCCCACTAAATGGCACAGCACAATTAACACTATTTCTTTAATAATTTGCATTGTTTATACCTCCGTATTATTTTAATTTGCCATGTAACGATCGAATGCTTTTCTTACGCTATCCTCTGTGTTTCCACCACCGATTCTATCAGCAACCTTGTTCCATGATAATTTTTCAACAAAACGTAAATTTATGATTCGTCTTATACGACTGTCCTGAACGCTTGCAATAAATTCTTCGACTTCATTATTTTTTTGCAGTAAATCGTCCTCTAAAAGCTGTAAAGTAGCTTTTCTGGAATAAAGCAACGTTCGTTTTCTGCTGTACTCTGGATAAGGGAATCCTTCAATACGAAAATGTTCAGTTCCGCCGCATCCACCCGATACACTGTCAACCACATTCCCCTCAGATTCAATTTTTCTGATATCAGATTCAAGTTTTTTAATCTTCTGCTGTACTTCTTTGATTTCTTCCTGTAAATCTATGTATTGAGACAAAACCTCTTTGGTCACCATTTGATTTACCTCCTATATAGGGCTTGGCAAAATTACTGTTGGCTTTATGTATCCGCTACGCATCTCATTTTCAAACAGTGCAATGCTATCCGGCGCATCATCGTGTTTTACTTTTCCGCTACGTGTCATAGTGGTTAATTCCTTCATGAATTTGTAGTACTGGCTCTGCCTGTCCATTTTCTTGAAATCACGAAAATAGTAATCACGAATTACATTATCTCTTGCATTTTCCATTCTCGTAATTTTGTTTGAACAGTTAAATTTGAACCTTGCGCTACATCTGCCGCCCTGCGACTTTACAATGTCCATAACATCACGACCGAAATATTCTCCGGCACTGTTACTCTCAAAAGTGACTGTTTTAACATTGTGCTTAATAAGCATATTTGCGCATTCAGGCTTTGTGAACTGTGTTCCTGCATTATCAAATACTACATCAACGATATATACCTCGTTACCGTACACATATCCGACTGGCATAGCGCAGCTATCTTCTCCCTTGTCGGCACTATCGCAAGCCGCCATGATTGCATCCGGCTCTCTGTCAACTGGAAGTTCCTCAAAATAATTCAACTCACTTTCAGAGAACATTCTTCCCTTTGCTTCGTATGGCTCTTGTTGGAACTCTGCAGCCCAAGTTTCTTCGGAAACAAGTTTTCTTTCTTTCCTGTAATAGTCCGTAGTGAATATTTTTCTAAGACCTTGCTTGTCCTTTCGGTAAATTTCCCAGTTACTTTCGTCCGTGACCGGATCAAGTGCCGGAATCGCAACTTCTCTCCATCTCCATCCAAGTTCATCAGCCTTGTTTTGTAACGCTGTAATAGGGTCATACAGGCTGTATTTTGTTCCTTGGATAATAATGGGAGTGCCCTCTAATCTACGTCCTAAAACGTCATCTGTGACCTTTTCACACAGAAACTCTAATCGGTCTCTGTTTCTTGCTTCCTCATGGTTTTTTACGCAGTCATCAATATAGACAAGCACATTTGCTTCGGTACAACCTACGATTGCACCGTCTATAGGTCGGCAGGTAAATGTAGGGAATATATTCTTACTTTTAAGGTCTATGGACAGATTTTCTGCGCTCTTGTATCCATCTTTGCTTATTTTTGTAGCTTCCGGAAAAACACTTAAAAACCGCTGATAGGTACTTTCAGTCTCAAATCCTTGTAAAAGACCACCGTAGAATCTCTTTACCAGTCCTTCACCTTTTCCTACACCGAAAATGCTTCCGTCCGGGTCTCTGCCGCCCATCATCTGTGCCAGTTTTAGTCCTCCGGTGGTTTTCCCAGTACGTTTCGGCTGTGAAACTGACAGAAAATCCAGTTTTCCATCGTAAATCTCTTGATATGCTCCGACTACTGGCTTTAGAACCTGTCTTCTAGGAAAATAGAACCTCTTCCACGGGTCTTTTTCATCAATTTCAATGTAATAGAAAAAGCTATCCACAAGATAAGCAGATTCATACATGAGAGCACTGTAAAATTGTTCCAAAACCTTGTATGAAGTATTGTTATCCCCTGCGTAAACTTCCAGTTCTGCAACTCTGCCGCCGGTCTTATCCTTGACATATTGTGCAATGTATGTTTTTGCTTTTGCTGATTGCTGTAATCCGTATTCAATGTCATGTTCTGACCGAAAAGCAACTGCCAAAGCATCTATGTACGCATCAATGACCTGTTCATCAATTCCCTTTCGCTGTATGTAATTGTCATAGCTGTTTACTGCCGATATAAGGCTCTGACTTGCCAATATAAAAGAGCCTCCTTTCCTTACATTTTGGAAATTTGGCTCTCTGCGTAGGCACTCTACGACTGGTGCTCTAAATATTCAATTTACTTCCAATCAAAATACGACCGTTTCCCACATACAGGGCACTTGATATTGTAACTGCCAAGACCATCATGCATTACACCCATTATGTCAGTTGCATCGCATTCTCTTTTCTCGAACTCAAATATCGAACCGCATTTATCGCAGGTTAATCTTTTGGTCGGTGCTACTAATTTGTGTCGTTTTATAATTTTCATCCAAGATTCACCACAATTCTATTGATTTCCCCACATTTCGGGCATTTAATCTCAGCCTGTCCGTTGAATTTTCCTAAAAGGCGGTTACAATTTCTGCATCGTTCCTCTTCTAACCTTATCAACGGTTCCGGCATAGTCTTCTTTACATATTCTTCCTCTGACATTTTAAACATTTCAATTTTTTCTGGTATAATATCATGTCTTCTTTTAAATGCTTCTTCCCAAGATTTACACATGATTAAAACCTCGCTTCACAATGCTCTACCATTGTTTCCAACGTTTCTTGGTGGAATGTAACACAATGATAAATTTCTTTTCTCACATTCCTCGTATTCTCGAATTAACTGTTTTTGAAATTCAGATAACGGAAATGGTGCAATCTTCTCTGCAAATTCAACCAGAGACATTTCGCTATCCTGCTTAATTTCTCGCTGAGATGCGTCATATCCCAACTGTTCAGTTAATTCATCTGTTATTGATTCCATTAATTCTGCCATGCTCATTCTTCAATACTCCTATCAAATCATGCATTTGAATCAGTATTTTTTAAATATTCAACGAACTGTGCCCAAGCCTTTTCGCATGTTAAATCTCCAACAGGATTTTGAACATAGTATTCTTGGAAATATTCCCGGGCCTTTTCTTTTTCATCTTCGGAATATGAATCCCATTTAGAAACTCCAGATTTCTTTTTGAAAAATTCGCACTCATGTTCACTGTCAGCAAATCCAGCACCAGGAATCCATTTTTCCGGATGGTTGCACATTTCAGCCATCCCTACAACTTCGTTTCTATCAAATCCAAGGTAAACACAATCATGACACGTCATTCTTCCACCAACTTTCATATCAAACCAAGCATATACAATATTTCCTGTTCGGATACTTCTTTTGCTCCTTCTCTAACATGAAACAGTATTTCCATTAGTTGTTGATTATCATTATCCGTCATTCTGTTTTTATCAATTGTTTCATCGATGCAGTAATATAAACAATGCCCATATCTACACCCCAAATGACTTCCATAAAATGATTTTCCAACAACGCCAACCTTATCTGTTATCAAAATATAATGTCTCAAATCCAAAAGATATTCTTTTTTGCTTTCCAGTAATTTCGGCAAAAGATTTTTCAAAAAGCTTACGACTTTTTCTTCTCTATCACTGATGTATAATATCGTGTCTTTCATTTTATTTCACAATCCTTCTGCTTTCTTCCATCACTTTACAGTTCCTTGCAAAATCTCTTTCAATAAAACTTTGCGGTATCCTTCCAAAATTTTCCAAAGCGTACTTATCTACCGCTTCTTTGGAAACATCTATACCAAAATTTATCAATGCTTCTTTAGGTGGCGATTGATACCCGGATAAAGGATTATCAATGTTATTCATTCTTCATCCACTCCTCAAACTCTTTCCGGCATTTAGGGCATAGGTCATAATTTTTCTCTTCTGTTGAAGTTTTACTATTCAATAATACACCACAGATACCAAGACTGTATGAAGTTTTCTGTGTTTTAGTATTTATAATTGTGCTGTAATTATATTCAATTTCAACACCGCATCTGTCACACGTATGCCATTCAGATAAATGTTTCATATTACACCTCAAATCCTGCCTTACGGCACTGCTCTTTTATGGATTCTGGCAACTCAATACCATTTTCTTTTACGTATCGAATCATTTCCTCTAATTTCTCATTGCTGATTTTTTCTATGATTTCAGAATCTTTCAGTCCTGATTCTCGCAATTTTAATATATCGTTCCATTTTGAACCATTTATCTTACAACAGTAGTCACGATTATAAAAAACGTGTCTATGTTTATCAAACATATTTGTGCAGTCAAAAGAAGTACCCGATAATCTTGAACAGAAATGAGCGTTTTGGCAACAATCACATTCCGTATCTTTTTCAACGTACTTCCTCGGTTTATATTTCTTAAAATCTTTGCATTCAAAATCTAAATCCGTATCATTACCTTTTGTACACTCATAAATGGGATATTCGTCCCCTGTTTCTTCGTCAAAAGAATAATCGACAGAACAGTATTTGCAAGCAGAGCAGTCTCTAAACATCCTCATATCCTCCGTAACCCATGCAGACGGAATCGAACCGCCAACACACATCCTATGCGGATGCCGCTCTGCCACTGGAGCTATACATGGGAATCGCACCGTAAAAACCTTTTATGGCTTGCGCTTGCCATAACCAAATGTGCACCGCCTACTTGTCACTGACTATCCACAATCTCACAGTCTTGTTTTTTTCTCTACTTCATAGGCTTGGTTTTCGCTAAACATATGTGGCTTACGTTTTAGTCAGGGAATAGTTGCCGTGGGAGTTGAACCCACCCGACCCAAACAAGGTACGACTACTTTTGAATCTGCAAATTCTACTCGCAGAAGTGTTTTTCGTTGACCGATAATGAGCAACTACTATCCATACATCTCCCATCGACCGGAACTATTGCAGTAGTACCCGGCTAAGTGGAGATAAAGATAAACGCCGTACACAGGATTCGAACCTGCAAGCCTTTTACAGCCAACGGTTTTCAAGACCGCTCCCTCACCACCCGGACATACGGCAAATATAGCATGGTTAATTGCTAGAACAGGTATCTCAACTCACAATTATGCATATCCCCCTGCGAACAATGATATGCGTTCCCACTCGTATAAACGCAGTGTGTAGGATTCGAACCTACAAGGCGAATAAACGCCCGGCGGCTTAGCAAGCCGTTCCAATACCATTATGGGAACACTGCATCTTGATGGTGCGATTTCTTGAAACAATCCATCCGTTACGACTATCAACCACGCACCTGCCCAATAGCGTCTTTTAGGATTGAATGAAAAAGTTGGGATGATGGGACTTGAACCCACAGCCTATGCCGTAGAAGGACACTGCTCTTTCCATTTGCGCTACATCCCAATGTGCGTTTCCATAAGCTGTATGCCTACATTTAAGGCGCTGACACAGCGCAACACTTATGGCTATTTTTATTTTCGCAGGACATCCGCCAGTTACCTGCTAGCCGGTTGCGATCCGACATCGTGGGGAAAGAAGGAGTCGAACCTTCGGTGTTTCTAATGTCACGGTTTTACAGACCGCTGCAATCGCCACTATGCATATTTCCCCAAAACCTGTGCCGTATAACCACCGATAAACTTCTGGCACACCTATCTGCTACCTACCGATTATTGCAATCACGGTATCGTCTTATCGACGCAGACAAAGTTTTTCACCGCTATATGGTTGCAAGGCTTCAAGCGGTTACGTGGAAAACCCTCACGAGCCTTGTGACGGCTCTTAACAGCATTCCGCTATGAGGTGAAAGGAGTCTTCCATGTAGATGGAATATTCGCAGATGGCAAAGACCGAAAGAAGAAAACATCTGCGAAACAGGACTAGCAGGATTCGAACCTGGGATGCAGCAGTCAAAGTGCTGTGCCTTACCGCTTGGCGATAGTCCTAAACTCCGGGAGAGAGACCATCTGCTCCCGGATTATTTTTGTGAAACACCCTATCTTTATCTAAAAAAATTGTCACGCCTGTGTACGTTACTTTGAAAAACTTTGTGTTGTCAAACACATTATTCCATTTTTCGTTTCCCACACACAGGCTACATACACTCTTGATGCCTTGATTTCTCTGCCACATATCCAATGCCAACACAACACCGGATATTCGGCAATAACAATGGCTTTATGAATTTAACCCATTCAAAATTGTGATATGGGATAATTCGCATAATCTCCGGTAACCACATAGGCTATACCCACGCGAAAGTTATTCCAAATGCAAGGAACATTGCGAACGCAAATAAAATAACTCCGTCTGATGCTGTTTTCTGTTTTGGAGCATACCATAAAGCAGATATTGCTAAAACTGTCAATACCAACGTTGTCATTATTTTTAAAATCATGAATCCAAGCATTTTTTCTTCGTCCTTCCTTCAATTTCATCGATCATTGCCATTACCAGTGCTTTAGCAAACTGGCTATTGTTATGTATTTTAATCAGCAAATTGCCCTGCCGGATAAGATGCGACCAGTCATCATCCGTTTTCGGATTAGCGCACTCTTTATGAATTTTCCAAACCTCTGTGTATATCTCTTTAATCTCCGGTGGCAATTCACATTTCTCCTTAACTGGCAAATCTTCTTTAGGCTCTTTATCAAGCCTGCTCTTTTGGTGCTCCATCTGACAGCTAACCATTTCCGTAACATTCTCACGGTCTCTCTTAATTCCGTGACCTTGCAGAAACAATTCGCATTGCAGCACTTCACCACATTTTGAACATTCGTCTTTAATCTCTTTTCCGTAGATCTGCATAAGTGACCTCGATCATTGTAAATTCATACAGAAGTTGCAAAATTCTTAGCAGTTTGTGGGTTATGCGCCCTTGATCCTGTATCTAACGTAGGAATTGTTGCAACTTTACTTAAATCCTCTTCCACAGAAACTTTTTCATCATTGTCTGTTTCAGATTCATGTTTGCAAAGCGGTATAGCAATTTCAATATTTGGCGGTATTTTCCAATTTTTTTGAATATTCTCAATGCTTCTTTCCAAGTTTTCAAAAGATTTCTTTAGCTTTTCTTTGTCTGATTCAACCAGTTCCAAATACTTGTCCAGGTACCACTTAGCTTTCCGAACATCCTCTACACCATTTTTATTCTCATGCCGGTAAAGATATTTAAAAGCATTGCAGATGCAGAAGTTCTTCACAGCTTCAATCCCCTGCGTCTCAATCATCACATCTATGCACTCATATTTTCCTGTCTCATAATGACTTGGGTGATTTACATTATCTGACATCTAAGTCTCCTTTCTGGATAAAGGTCTTTTTATTTTTGAGGAAATTTGGGGGACTAAGTAGGGTCTGTGCGCTGGTCCTTATAGACCCCCTCCCCCGTTGCCATCAACACATTTCAACTATGCGCAAAATTTGCGCTTCGCGCAGTCTTTATTGACACGTCCTTAACTATCCCATATTTCCGCACGTTTCCTCACTTGTTGCTAATCATTCGCATCTACGTTGCTATCGTCATACGCTCCGGAATCGGTCAACATTGATGTATTTTGTCCATTTGCAACGCCTAACTGTGGCAAATCCGAAGCAGTTAACGCTTGCTTGTGGTTCTGCTGCTCTCTCGATACTCCCGGAAGGTTCCATCCGTAATGGCGGTTTAGGATTGCCAGGATCCCCACAGGGTTACGCTTTGCCGTGGCAAGTTTTGCGCTCAAAGATTCTTCGCGGAAATCCGATATCTTTTTGCCAATGTCAGAACTTAATGGACTTGATTTTGTTCCCTCGTCTCTCCAAGTAGCTATCGTATATCTGTCTATCCCTGTCAATAAACTAAATCCTATAGCTGATACCTCTTTATCATACATCATACACATATATATATAATAATCACATATACGATTAATTAACGTATAGTCATAAGCATTATAATTACTATAACCACCCATAAA